GGCCCTGTCCGCCAGCTCCAGCGCTTCATCGTCCCCGCTGATGCGATGCCCGTCCGGTCCGTCCCGGTCCAGGCTGCAGGCGGTGAAGCTGAAGGAGGCCTGGGCCTCCTCGCTGCGCCGCTGGGTGAAGGCGTCCGCTCCGGCCTGCCCCTCATCGTACTGGTTGTACGGGCCGGGGATATGCTGCTGTACGCTCTGGTAATAGAGGTAGGGGTACTCCGCTTCCGGCATCACCTGGTCGGACAGAACCACCTTGGGCCCGCCCAGGTAGGCGTACAGCTCCCGGGTCAGCAGATTGCGCAGCGCCTTCTGTGTCATTTTGGCGCCGCCTCCCCCTTACGCTCCGCCACAAACCGGCGCAGGGGATGGATGGCACCGTGGTCCAGGTCGCCGGTCACCGTGTAGGTGGCGCCGCTCTCCGGGTCGTACACCCGGCTGCCGACGCCCAGGGCGTGGCCGTTGGTATAGATCTTACGGCTGTTCCGTGTAAAGGTCCCTTGGGGCGCCTTCTGCCAGTCGTCTTCGGATACGACCAGTACAACGCCCTGAAAGGGGATTCGCTCCGGCTCGCTGCGCACCCACTGGCCGCCATTGTCCGGATCGTAGCCCCCGGGTCCTGCCCGCAGTTCGACCAGCTCGTGCAGGATGCCCCGGGGCAGCATGGGTTTTCCAAAGGTTCTCATAGTCCGGTCACCTCATATATGATACTGTCCCGCAGCCGCCCGGTCTGTATCAGGGGCGTGGTCTTCCCCGGCGCGCTGGCCAGGGTAATACTGCCCTTGGCCGGCTGCACCGTGCGCATGTACTTCTTGATCATGGCCACGGCCGCCGTGCCGATGTTGTGGCACGCCTGCTCTGCCGTCAGCTCCCCCAGCACCACCCGGCGGACCGCGTTCTCGCAGGCATTTGCCAGAAGGTACTTGTTCCCGTCGTACCCGGCCCGGATGAAGGACCGCTCCGGGATGGTCACGGAGGGCAGCAGCAGGTACAGAAACTCCAGACCGGCCTTCCCCTTGTCCCGGACCAGGAAGCGGTCCTCGCCGTTATCATAGGTCCACAGGTCGTCAAAGTCCCGGGGGCTGCGCCCCCTCGCTCTGGGGGAGAGGGGGATGGCCAGGTTCTTTGCGTTTCTGGGGTGGATAGTGGCGCCAAACTCGTGGACGGCGGCGATCTTCAGCAGCTCGCCGCCCGCGCTGCCCAGGATACCCACATGGATCTCCGCCTGGGCCAGCTGAGCCAGCTCTGCCTTTGTCCGCTCATACCAGGGCGTCCAGTCGTCCCGCTCCACTGTAACGTGCCTCATACCCACACCCGCTTATACTGGTTGATGATCTCCTGCCAGGAGGATGGGGTGTCCTCGGACCACTCCCAGCGCACGTCCGAGATGGAGAAGGCCTTCAGGCCGGCAGAGCCGCCGGTTTCCAGCTTCCCGAAGGCGTACTGGACCATCTCCTGGACCAGCCCCTCCAGATCCGCCGGCAGGTCCGCCGGCTCCTCCTCCGTGGCCTCCCATGGCAGGATATAGCCCGCGGTGTATTTCACCTCAATATTCCGGCTCCCGGCCACAGGGTCGCCGGTGAGCCCCTGGGGATAGCCGTAGTAGGTCCAGCCGTCATCCTTGCAGATCACCCCGGCGCGGCCCTGCGTGGCGATATCATACAGGCCGGGGTCGATCTCCTCCCCGGCCTGCTTGATAGATGCCACGCGCACGATAGGGTAGTGCTCCACCAGGAGGTACTGGCTGCCTGTGCCCTTCAGCCGCTCCACGTAGTCGCTCCGACGCAGCTTCCGCCCCAGGGCCCGCTCAACGGAGGCGGACGCCTGGTTGATCAGCTGGATCAGCATGCCGTCAGAGCCGGTGTCCTCATCTGACAGGCCCAGCACCGCCTTCAGTGCCGGCAGCGTGGTCAGGGCATTGGTCCGCAGCGTGGCCGTGCCCATGCCTTATTCCTCCACAGGCATCCGGGCGGGATCACCCAGCACCAGGGCGTAGGTGGCTGCGGCACTGCCGCCCGGCGTTACGGTCACCTTGATGTACTGCTTGCAGCCCACCAGGTCCAGATCCACCGCCACCAGCTCGTTTTGACCGACGGCGATGCTGCTGAGATCCCGGCCCATGGCCACACGTTCATCCGCCACTGCCGTAAAGGAGCCGCCCGCTGTGTCGCACTCGGTGACGGCCACAGCCAGCGTTCCGGCCGCGCTTGCACCTGCGGCGAGGACAGCCGACAGATACCCCTTGCGGTCTACGGCTTTGCCGCTGGTATAGGGCATGGCCTTGATGCTTCCATACAGGTTTCGTTTCATAGCTTCGCTTGCCTCGCTTTCTCATATCCGGCCCTTACGCGCCGGTCTTCAGGCCCTTGCCAATGACGAAGGACTCCTCATGCCGCACGCCGAAGTCATGCAGGTCGATGATCCGCAGGATGGTGCAGTCCTGATCCACCGCGCTGACCGTCTCGCCGTTCTCATCGGTGATGGTGCCCTCGCGGAACATCTCGCTCTCCATGCTGCCCTGGCGCCCGATCATAAACTCGCTCCAATTGCCCAGCACGATGTCCGTGGGCCGGCCGGAGGCGGCGCTCACCGGGATCTGGTTGCTCACCGCAAATTCATGCCCGTTCAGCTTGCCGGCATCCATCTGATCCCGGTAGAGATACAGGCCGGACGCCGCCTGTACCACATTGTAGAAGGCCTCCCAGGCAAAGCCATTGATGGCCCAGCCCAGTTTGCTGGTGTCTGCGTTGTTCTGCAGGAGCTTTGCCAGCAGCTTGCCCGTGGTCCCTTCATTCGGGGCCGCGTTCAGTTCCACCGTGGGGATGTCCATATTGAACAGGCCCATGGGCTCAAACTCCGTGCCCTTCCCCAGAAAGGACGCACGGTCCATGGCCAGGGCCATGGCGGTGGTGGCGTCGTTCAGGATCGTCTGATCCGCGCCGTAGGCGTTTGACCGGATCAGGTCGTTGCTGATGATCACCTTGCACATCAGCTTCTTGCTGGACAACCGCACATTGCCGAACTTCGCCTTGGACGCCTTGGCCTTGCGCAGCTCGCCCACATAGGACGCGCTGACGCCGCTGGTCATCTTGGGCAGGTTCAGGTTGCCCCGGTCCATGGGCAGGGTGGAGGCGCCCAGTTTCAGCACGATGGCCTTATCCCGCAGCAGGGGGATGATCTCGCTGGCGTACACCTCCGGCACCAGATAGCCGCCGTCCGTTGGGCTGGTGACGCTCATCGCTTTGATCTGCTTTTCCAGGAAGGCGTCTCCATACTCCTTCCGGGCGATGTGGGCGGCGTGGTCATAGTCCTTATTGGCCCGCATCATGCACTTCTGATACCGGACCCAGCCGATGCCGGCGGGCAGGGTGGACTTCTCCTCCTTGGGCGCGCCCCCCGCATTCAGGTAGATCTCCGCATACTTGCGCTGTACAGCGGCCAGCCGGGCGGCGCTCTTGACCTCCTTGGCATCCTTCTCGCCGGCGGCCTTGGTCTCGTCCTCCCTGCAGTCCTCCTTCGTCTCGTCCGCGGGAGGCGTCTCCTCCTTGATCTCGTCCTCCTCCGGCGTCATGGCCTTCAGGGCCTTTACGGCGCCGGCCTCGGCCGCCTGCTCCAGCAGGGCCTGCAGCTGCTCCTGGGTCAGGCCGGTCTCGGTGGTCTGCTCCTTGGTCTCCTTGCTCTTGGTGTCTTTCGGTTCCATAGGTTTTTTGCCTCCTTTATAGCTTTCGATCCGCGCCTCAGTGTTGGCGGGATAGTTCACGATGCTGATCTCCAGCAGATCCAGCTTTGTCAGATGCCGGACCTGCTGCTCGTCAATGTAATACTCCAGGGCGATATAGCCGATGGACATCTGGTCCAGCACACCGTCACGGATGAGCTGCCGGTAGTCCCGGCCTGCGGTGGTGTCGCTGATTTGGCCCTTCACATACAGGCCGATGCTGTCCTCCCGCAGCTCCAGGGTCCGGCCCAGGGGCTCCTTCCTGTCCTCATGCTGCCCGAAAATGAGCACCCCGGCGGATGCGGCGCCGGTGGCCAGTGTCTCGGCAAACGCGCCGGGCTCCACCACGTCGCCGTCCAGATCCACCACGTTGAACACGGAGGCGTGGCCGGTGAAGATGCCCTGGTCGTCCACGCCTTCCATCTTGAATTGCAGGTATTTCATCCTGTCGCCTCCTCAAAATCACCCGGCAGCAGGTCGCACCGGCAATTACAGACCTCGGACGGGTCTGCCCCAGGCTCTCCCGGATACAGCAGCCCGTTGGAAAACCGCTCATAGATGGGGATGGTCTTGGGGTAGATGTTCCGGTGGCTGTCCCGCACATCCGAGTCCCCGGCGTCCACCCAGGTCTTCGTCCGCACACCGCCGTATTTCATCTGCTCAAAGCTCCCGGCCTGCAGGCTTGTGTGGACCTCGCTCAGCGCGATGGACGCCGCACGCTCCGCCTGGACCTTGGGCATATGCTCCTGCACCCGCTTGACCAGCTGGGCCGTGCTCTCGCCCGCCTCCAGGCCGTCTGCCAGGGAGGAAGCCAGCTTGTCCCGGGTGGTGGCGTTGATCCCCTTCACCCGTTCCAGGCCGTACTGCCGCAGGTAATCCGTCAGCCGCGGGGCCTGCAACGCCTTGATCCCAAAGGCCTCCTCCATGGACCTGGCCCCCGCCTGGAAGGCTTCCTCCCACACGGGATTCAGCACAGCCGCCAGCGCCTCGTCCTGGGCATTCCAGTCGATCAGCTGCTCCAGCGCCTCCTTTGCAAGACGCCGGGCCGCCTCGATGTCAAAGGTCAGGCCCAGGCCGGACTGGATGCGCTGCCGGAAGTCCTCCCGGCTGTCCTTGTGCCCACGCCTCATGGCCGCCACGACCTCCGCCGTCTGGGCGGTAAAGAACCGCTCCATGCTCTGCCGGGCCGCACGTTCCTGCACAGCCAGCAGCTGCGCCCGTTCCCGGCGCGCCAGCTGCATCCTGCGCCGGCTGTTTCCCTTTATGGCGGGCAGAGGCTCCTGCTCCGGCGCGGC